TCTATTTCTTTGGTAGCGATGTTACCCAAACAAGTATTTAAGTTTTTCCATCGATCTGAGATATATTGTCCTGTAGCGACTACATCCATCGCTACGTGTTCAAAATCGATTAGCGGTTCTCTCATTAATTGTATTGTATCCTCAGATTCGATTATGTCATCGTATATTTCGCAAAAAAAATCATAAATGTCTTGTTTATGTTCTAGTGACATGTAAGAATCCAAAATATATTTGTCTCGTGTCTCTTGTCTCAAATTGTTGAAAAACGTGTTCATGATTATACTGATGTTGATGACGATGTTGATGACGATGTTGATGACGATGTTGATGACGATGTTGATGACGATGTTGATGACGATGTTGATATATTTATGAAAAGAGGTTAGATCTCTTTTGAGAGACATCAATTTTCTTTTTGAGAAGGGGGGGATAAATATCTTTTTTTGAGAGACATCAATTTTCTTTTTGAGAAGGGGGGGATAAATATCTTTTTTTGAGAGACATCAATTTTCTTTTTGAGGGGGGCGTAGATACTGTACATATTATTACAGTGTAATTATTACGATATAAACGCAAATGTGTTATTGGACAGCTAATTAAGAATACCGTACAAATAAGGAAAAATCACAATTTTTTAATTAATTTAAGAATACTGTACAAAAAATATGTATTCATATGATGAATGAATGAATGAATGAATGAATGAATGATATATATAAATATATATAGAGAGAGATAGGTATGTAATGCGATATAAATAGCGGTGGTTGTAACAAATGTCATATGTATATTTACTGGAATGTGCAGATGGTTGTACATATATAGGTGCAACGGTTGATTTGAATAAAAGATTGAGACAACATAATCAAGAAATAAAGGGCGGTGCCAAACTAACTTCTAATAAAGTGAACAAAGGCTACCAATGGAGTCGCGCAATGTATGTATCTGGTTTCCCAGATTGGAAAGCCGCATTACAATTTGAATGGAGATGGAAACAATTGTCTCGAACCCGTCGAATAAATAATGTAAAACCTTTAGAAAATCGTATTCATGCACTAATTCATTTATTAAGTCTTGAAAGATCGACCTCAGCCGCCATACCGTATACAGAATGGGAGTCAAAACCTACTGTACATACAGAGCCAGGATATGAGTATTGCATAGACTTAATGTCTGTTTTAATAGAAGAAAACGAAATAAAACCATTATTTTTAGTATCATAACAGTAGATCAAATATGGAATTAGCAACTGAACCAGATGTGTATGCACCTATCATGAATAATGAAAGTGAATATATAGACAAAGTTCCTCCACTTCACTCAATGAAAAATGGTATGTACTGTCCGTGTGGTGGTCGTGCAAATAAAACGTATAATACGACAACTAGTATGAAACAACATTTTACTCGTACGTGTCATAAACAATGGATTGTACAGTTAAACAATAATAAGACGAATTATTATGTAGAATGTAATAATTTGAGACAAACAGTGAGAAATCAACAAATAATAATTCAACAAATGGAATCAGAAATGATGAAAAAACAAAGAATGATTGAATTTATACAAAATGAATTGATGGATGCCAAGACAAAAAAAGAATACATTGTGTGTGATCTACTGAATATTGAATAGAATAGAATAGAATAATAGTATTTACTGTAAAAATAATATGTATGAATAATATTATTTTTACGATATATTTGGAATAATGAATAAATCGACAGAACACGATGTATGTGATTCTTTTGTAAGTATCATTCGTGGGTGTAAAGATAAAAAAACAGAACTTTGTAAACTAGTATTTGATACATATTTACGAGAATGTAAAACACATTGTAGTACAGACAAACCAATAATCTATAGTACGCAATACAACGCTGGCAGAAACCAGTAAACATTTATTTATTGAATGATATGACTCAAATTTAACGATGATAATACCGTTCTACAATATGGACACGTGTCATTCGCATAATAACCTAACCACTTTGTGATGCACGGTAAACAGTAAAAATGTTCACAATCAGTGTATATTGTACTGTCGACTTCTTCACAAATAAAGCATAATTCAATGTCTTTTTTAATGAGATTTCGGTTGATTTCTCTTGTAAGATTCAGTTCTCTTCGAATAAAATATCCAATTATTTCTCCGTGTTGTATATAAACGTGATACTTGTTTGGATAAATAGAAACGATCCATAAGGCCATTTCGATTTCATCAGAAGAACACACCTCATTAAAGACATTTTCAAATATTTCGTCAATGTTTATGTCAGGACTATTTTTATAAATCCATTGGGCGATTATACATTCCCCATTTTCGCACGCATTTTCAAATAGTTCTGTCAATGCACTTGTATGAATTTGTGATTGGATATGTTGACCATTATTTTCATAGTATTCGTATACTTTATCAATAAACGGAATATCATCTACATTAATATCTTTTAGATATTTAAACAATGCATCGCTACTTATAGTTGCTTCTGGAAAGGTGTATACAAAAAAATGAAATAATTCTATATTACATTCTATAAAAATATGTTCTAAAATATCGTTTATTGTGTAAATTGTAAAGAATGATTCCAGATTTGTTTTTTGAATTGTACTTAAAATCATTTTTGTAATGTCAATGCTATTTTTAATGGCCTTTATCAAATGAAAGTCTTGAAATGTAATAATATCGTTGTACTTATTTATTAACCATGTCGCGTATAATGGTCTATCTAATTCGTATATAATATCAACCACTTTTTGTTTATTATAATCAATATTGTGTTTAACACATAAACTATCACAAAACGGAAGAAGTTCAAATGTCCAATCGTGTACTACATTTGTATCAACGTATAGTATATTTATAATAGCATCTTCGAACGCCTGTTTTAATGTCTTATTATTTGACTGTAAAATACAATCTAATATATCAGAATTTAGGTCTTTACAATAAACACTTTTAATTATACTGGATGTAATGAATGGTGTGGTAATTGATACATTTTTATGATTAATTATTTTTGACATAAATGTATGATATTGTTTTTTCCAACAAGTCATGAAAATCATTTCTACGCAAATATTGTAATCAAGAAATAATTCCAATGTTGCTGCCCGTGATTCGTTAATGAATGCATAAGATATAATAGACATTTTCTGTTGTTCTGCTGTGGTTGTTTTTGTTGTTTCGCTTCGTATTAAGTAATCTTTATTTTCTTCAATATACTCTCTCAATTCTTCATTTGAATAATAATCATAATAACTATCATTCATTTCGTCTTGCGGTAATTTAAAAAAACGATTATTTATAGTAGTAGATGTATATGTTTCGTCTTCATATTCTTGTGATTGTAATAAATTGCCGATAATCACTCCGCTTGAGTCTACAATATAGCTTTGATGATTAAGTCCTGTATCTATACTGTAATAATTCATTTGTTAATAAAAATCTTACAATATATTAAGTAATATTTTTATATATTTGTTCTCTCGTATAGGTTAATTCTGTTGGCGCAGTTACTTATAATAGTGTAAATGATTGGCTTATTAATCATTCAGTTGAAGTATTTTTGTTTTTTATATGAAAAAAAAGAAAACAAATATAATTTTGTACAGTACAATACAATACAATAAAAAATGAGTGTATTAGTTACTTTTATTTTAATATTTTGTGGTGCTACAACAGTAGTATTGTTCGGTTCGTTTTGTGTGGGTATATGGCGGTTACTATACGAAGCTTGTTGTGTAAAGAATAATCCACCGAATATAGATGTGACTTAAACTATATACATTGCAAGTCGTTCGCGTTCGTTCGTATTTCAATCTAATTTCTGTACAATAATTTTTTGTAATGATATGTCTTCTTTTTCTTTACGTTCCCTTTTTTTGGGTCCGCGATGTTCATACCCATTGATTCGTTCGGTTTCTACAGTTTTCCAGGCTTGTTTAATAATAGGGATTGTAGTTTGGAACCATAGCTCATTGCGTTTAACTAGTATACAAGAGATTTGGTCTAAATACCAATAGCTGGTATTGTACAGTATGTGTGTTTCTGTCCATTTTTCTTCTGTTGTGGCAATCCATTTGTCGATTTCTTTCACACTATACATTTGCACAGGACTGTACAGATACATAGATTCTCCACTACCATTTATAGATTCTAATGGTAGAAAGAATAAAACGACGCCTCGGAAAGGTTTTTTTGTAATAATTATTTCATCGTCATGAATTGTATCACAATCCTCGTTGTCAAAATCGGTTGTTTCTTCATCAATGAATTCTTGTCGACACGTGTATTCTTTAAATCGTGTTTCTACGAAATCGCAAGAATCAAGATTACAAACCTCCATTTGAACTTGCATTTGTATCCAGTATTCTTCACTGGGTATTCCTGTAATCTCTCGATTAAATATATTTTTCACTTCTACCATGCGTCCATACCGTTCACAATTGGTTTCATCAATATTGATTGCGTCGGGGGATGCCCCTATGTGCATTGTTTTGTCTCGATGCGGTACACATCCGTAATCGCTTTTAACTTTTGTCCAATACATATATTCATATAACATAATAGTCAATGGTTCATATTTAACTCCCCAAGCTCTAGGATTCCAGGTATCTTGCATAATGGATGTAGAACTATTATGTTCAGCGATAAATGGACAACATTTTTCATACAATAGACTATTATATTGTGCGAGTGAACCGAATAGTTTCCATATATTACTTGCACTGAATAAAGTATGCCGAATTTTGTGCCATTCTTCACTGCGCTGTTTCTGTACAGGAACATTTTCCAAATAGACAAGTTCATTTGTAATAGCTTTATGGTCGATAATATCGATATGCGTGGTTTCTCTCTCATAGCTATTTATATTTACAGGATTGCATTCACGGAGAGGTATTTTGTAAAGCTGCAATAATTCTGTACAAATATTAGTTGAGTGTTCTCTCCAATATTCGTCATAATCATCTTCTCCATAATAATCGTTTTCTTCATCAGAATCTATTTCTAAAGTGAAGAATTGATTAATGTCATCTTCTCCCGTACGAATAATATGGTTTGACTTGTGCTCTTTATAAGGTTTAAAGAACCAACCTTCCAGTTTTCCTTCTGTTTTGGTATAATTGAATATTTCTTCTTGAAATTGTTCGATAAACCATGGTTTAGACATATAAACTGCGTTATCTTCCAAATAAGATTCAGCGTGATCTTGAATTGCATTCATAATGTCATCGTGTTCGTCAGGTGTAATGTTTTTTTCAGATGTAGTCGTCATTATTGTTGTATATATAGTATTTATTATTATAATAAAACCTAGTAAAGTAGTATTTGAATATATATAATAGAAACTGTATATATTCAATTTTCCGAAGAACATTTGGAAGAAATATTTTTTTCGGTAATACGTCGCGGGGTGAGAGATTTCAAAGTAGAAGGTCGTTCATTTGCACGTAATGTGAATACTCTATTAGTTGGATGAATATATAATCCAGGAATACCGACCAGTTCCTTTTTCTCTTTATCATAGGAAATGTCTTTCATTTTAGTGAATCGTTTTGCATCCAAGGAATCGGTTAAAAATCTTTTCAGTGACTTTATTTCTTTAACTCCGTATTTTTGTTCTTTACCGTGACGTTCTGCAAACACGTGTAATAATTGTACCTTGAGTGAACGATTCAATTTAGACCACGTTTCACTTTTATTATTTACAGTTTCTTGAGACAATATTTCGTCAACTGATGGTGGAATTTTTATTTCTTCTGGTTCTGGTTCTGGTTCTGGTTCTGGTTCTGGTTCTGGTTCTGGGTCTTTGCCAATATCTTCATTTGTATATACAATATTATTGTTTTCTTCTTCGGAAACTGTTTTCATATGTTGTATTCTATATATATATTTCAGAGAAACATTTAATCTCTTTTAAAATTAAATACATAAAACTGTGAATATTATGGATGACACTGATATTATTAGTACAGTAAAAATCATAGAATACAATGCAATAGCGAATAAAGCATTGAGAAATAAAAAAGAATACAAAACGGCGAATCCAATAAAAGAAAAGAAAGATCGTGTGATTACGAAAACAAAACGTTGGACTACATATTTACATTCAGAAAACGATTTTGAGAAAGAACGACAATTGGAGTTATTGAGACAACTGAAATTGGATGTCTCAAAGACTCAACAGACACAATTCTTGTATAGTGAAATCCGTAAAAAAATGAATGGATATCGTGCGCAAGATATGAATAAGAATAAATATAATATGGAAAAGTTTGTGGATCTTGGATATACAATTGATGCATTACTAGACTCAGAATTGAATTGTTTTTACTGTAAAGAACAAGTATATGTTTGGTATATTGTTGCACGTGAACCAAAACAGTGGACATTGGAGCGTATTCATAATGACATAGGTCATAATAAAGGAAATATAGAAATAGCGTGTCTCAATTGTAACATAAGAAGACAAAGAATGTATTATGAGAAATTCCGTTTTACGAAACAAATGATAATCGAAAAAACTGGATAACGAGATATATCAAGTTATCAATTGGAATCGAATGGATATAAAACTTTGAACTTGAACGATAGAAAAAATGAAAACGATTACAAACAAACGTCTGATACACGAAAAGATTAAAGAAAAACTAGCACATTTCCAAGCGACCAATCGCATTCCACACATTATTTTTTACGGTCCGTCGGGGTCAGGAAAACAGACACTTGTGAATGAATTTTTAAGAGGTATATACCATAATAATCCGCAAGTATTAAAAACGAATATTATGTACGTGAATTGTGCACACGGAAAAGGCATTAAATTTATTCGCGATGATTTAAAATTCTTTGCAAAAACGAATGTACATTTAAATGGTGGTTATTTTTTCAAATGCGTTGTACTGTTGAATGCAGATCATTTGACAATTGATGCACAATCCGCGTTAAGACGTTGTATTGAGATTTATAGTACAAATACGCGATTCTTCATAATTGTGAAAAACAAACAAAAATTGCTACAACCAATATTATCTCGATTCTGTGATATATATGTATCACGTGAAATGAATTTAGATGGTACAACCCAAAATTTACATCAGTGGCATTTATCGCATACGTTTCCGTTTAAAGATGATATGAAAACCCAAAATACAATTCAAGAAATAATGTCTCGAATTAAAACACTCAATGTGTCGCATATAGAACTCCTTAATATTGTACAAGAACTATATGACAATGCACTTTCTTCGTTGGATTTATTACAATACGTAAAACTGTCAGATAATTTGACAGAGTTAGAAAAGTCAAACTGTGCAATCTGTTTTTCAAAAGTGCGATCAGAATTCCGATGTGAAAAACTATTAATGTTATACATGTTAGATTTTATTTACAATAGAAAAGATATGGATTTAACAGAAATTTCATTTTTATAAGTTAAATTAAGAGAGACAAAAAGTATTTAAAAATATATATATAAATTCACTTATTCTTTGATACATCTTTTATATTCAATAATGGATGATTTCGTTCCTTCGACTTTACATGAATCAAAAAATGAATGGTGTGGTAGATTGGTAAGTATTTTGACTCCATTGGTGATGGATGGTATTCATTCTATTTTCAACGAATCATGGAAGATGTGTATAGACAATAATGAAATGTCAAAATATTTAATGACTTTTCAAAATCTATTAACCCGTGTTCCGAAATGGAATAGTTTGATTTTGGAAGAGGAATGTAAACGCATAATAGAAAAAAGTGGATGTAATTATATAGAAGACTTGATTTCGTGTGTTCATATTATACAATTGAAAATACTCACGTGTATACGTGTAGGAAATAAACAAAAGAAAATCGATATTTCTATACCTAAATTAGATAATTTTATTCATCGTGTCTATGTTCATAGTGCAAGAAAAATATACTCTAATGTATATTTATTTGAGAAAAATATATCTGATTTACAGGTTCAGAAAAACAGACGTGAAATGGAAATTATGGTACAAGAGTGTATTTTGAATTCTATTCGAGAGAGTATTCCTACAGAAGCAATTATCCGTTCATATATGGACGAGACGGTAGAAGAAGAGGAAGAAGTGTTTGTAGAACCCATTGAAGATATAGATGTAGATGTAGATGCAGGTGTAGATGTATCCCTTAATGTTGTTACAGAAAAAGATTTAAAGAAAGTAGAAGATGAATTACCACCTGTTTTATCAGTGCAAAACATGAATGACGAGAAGGTAGTAACTAGACTCACCTTTAATGATATAGACGAACAGTCGGACGGTACAAATAGAGATGCGCCAAAAGACGTGGATACTTTAGAGGAAATTAGCAAATCACGAAATGCTCAACGAAAACTAGAAGAAGATGAAGACGATGATGAAGAATTACCCGAACGTATTAAAATACACATGGACGATGATGTAACACTGAATGGTGTGTTTGATTTGGATAAAAAACCAGAAGATTCTAGAAACGAAAATATAGTATTATCAGATGTAGAAGATTTGTAATATAATGCGTTGAAAAAAAGAGAAATGTTTGATTGTGTTTTGTATAATATTGTACAAATAAATAATAAATAATGGAGAAAGTTCTATTGTTTGCGATATGTGTAACTATTCTTTTTGGTATAATGAAAGCTTTAGAAATGAAGTTTATTGAGAAAGATATGAAACCGATGAAATTGATTGTACGTGACCTAATTATCGCATTTTGTAGTTCATTTTTATCCGCCACTATATTTTTACAGTATAGCAGTTATTTAGACGATTTTATTTCGATCATTACAAATACCAAAATGATCAATACAGAGAAAACTAAAATATTCACTGATTTTCCTGATTTTTAAATCGGAGTATTTTTGCATCAGTTTATTGTAACTTACTTACTTATTTTTTGCCGTGAATCCTGTACCTACCAATGTCAACAAATAAGTGCCTAATGTAACCCAGAAAGCCATAATTTGACGTGAACCTGTAAATATTATCCAACTAAGTCCTTGACAATACGAAGTTGATACAAAGAATGGTGATAAAATCAAACCCATAAAGTTTTTACCCACACAGTGCATTGTATACAAATTTGATGCAGTAAAATGAATCACTACCCATACCGTATAACTGAAAATAACGGTTGTGGTAAGTTGTACAGTAGAATTGTATAAATCTCTTAAGGAAAACATGGTAAATAATATAATCTTTTATCGATAATATTATTTTGTTAAATTCAATTTTCTACAAAATTGTATATATTATTATTAATGGAGTATTCTTCATTGTCTGGTTTGATGGCACACAATACGGATATCGATTGATCACTTTTATACTTTACAACATTATGAAAACCGCAAGAAATCAATATTTCAGTCATATCATTTTTATAATATTCATAATTATGAGAGCGAGAGTGACAATCTATCAATGAATGATTTGGTTCTATGTCTATAATATGAAGAGTACCTCCATGTTTGAGTACACGCATAGATTCATTCAATATTTTAATCGTTGATTCTGTAGGAATTTCGTGAAATAAGAAAGTCATTGTTACAATATCCACAGTATTATTATCAAAAAAAAGGATTTGTTCTGCATTTGCGTGAATATAATTGATATCATGGCTGTATAATTGTTTGCGAAATTCAGCGACTGCTAAAAAATATGGGTTTAAATCGATTCCCCAAATATTTGAATTCCTGAACTTATATTTTAAAAATTCTGTAGATCCCCCAATGGAACAACCAAAATCAAGAATATGAGTAGGTGGTTCTATAATCTCGTGAATATTTCTATATGTGTCTATTAATTCTGTAATATTATTTCTGAAAGTTTGTTCACTTATAACTGGGTCGGATATACCTACAATATAATATTCTGCTTTAAATGCCGCTTGCCAATTCATATTTCCATCAGAATGTGTTGTAAAATAATTGGGATACTGTAATTCAGTATTTTCAATATTCTTCTTTAATTGTATACATTTGGAAAAAACACCAGGGTATTTAAAAATACCTTTTATAGACTGACGAAATGATAATTCTCTTTTTACTTTACTTACTTTATTCCAAATCAACCGATGAGACGCACCAAACATATATAACGTTTTTGCTGTGAAATTTAATGTACAAACAATACTATAATTATATTACTCTTTATTTGTTATTTATATATATATACATAGTTAGATTTATGTTGGTTGTAATTGTAATTAAATATATGCACAGTATATATATTTATAAATAATGACAGACGTTTCTAATAATGTGGAGATTGACGTTTCTAACGTGGTTGTAGAAGAAAATGAAACATATAGTTTGAAATCTGTATTGCAAAAATACATTAATAAATCTGACGGTAAACTACCGTTAACAATGTCTCTCAAACGTATGATTATTTGCATTACAAATGTATCTTCGGATTCTTTAGCAAAGATTGAGACACTATTGGAGAAAATATTTGAAGATAAAAAATTAGATATAATGGATACACCAAATTTAATGATAATTGTACAAGAATTGTATGAATTATATTCATCAATGGAATTTAAAAATCTAAAACCTGAAAATTGCACTGACTTACTGAAGACAATTGCACACGTAATGTACATTAATAAATTTCAAGGAAAATTTACTGAAGATGAAAGTACGCTTATGTTGAAATCTTTTTATTCTATAATCGACACAGCCGCCATGTTAATTGATCTAAAAGAAACGATTCCTAAGAAAAAATGTAAATTCCTTTGGTGTGTATAAAATAATAATAAGAATTTAAAGATATTTTTCAAAATACTTGTCATTTTATTTATATTTGTAATACTTATAAACATAAATTGTATAATATTATGAATAAGAAAACCGAAACACACAAAAAAAGAAATAAAAAAAAGGAAATGCGTGTACAATGTATGGTCCGTATGCATGCATAGAATGCCGTAAATCCCAAAAATATTTACAGCATTGGTTAGGTAAGAAAAATATATCGAAAAAAAATAATAATAAAATGGGAATTCGATATTGGAACAAATATGTAAAATGTGATAAGAAAGCAGTAACCAGAGGGTAATCGTTTGTTTACCATTTATTTTTTTTTACAGTAATTTGTGATCCAGGTTTCTTTTTCTTTGCGTTATTTGGATCATATGGTTCATCTTCATCGTCAGATCCCATTCCTTTAGACATTTCCCAAAATTCTTTAGAACCTAATTTAAAATCAGGTCTTGTCTCCGCCTTATACCAGAAGATTTGGTCGTGCAACTTGTTGGATTTTGAATTGTTATTTATGACTAGGCATTCGTAGTTTTCAGTGGTTTGATCCATGACTGAAGAAAATGATTCTAAAGTAGGAAACATACTTGCATAGTTTTCCCAAATACGTTTTCGATTTGATATATACGGTTCTCTCAAAATGAAAACATAATCAATATTTGTACGAAGAGTTGGAGGGATACCTAAAGGATACTGCATAGTAATAATCAACATAACTTTCCAGTGTCGTCCATTCATAAAAAGAAGACGCATTAATTTGTCTCGAGCCCAACTATTATCGTATAAACAATCATCAAGAATTACAAATGTTCTCGGGTCAATTGTAGTGCGCTTATACATTTCCATTTCTTTTTTTATTTGTTTTAAAACGACTTTCTGTCGACGCAGAACATTTTCAATTAATAAAGAGCTATATTCTTCATGAATGAACAGTTTAGGAACATGACTTGCATAAAATCCATTACCAGCTTCAGTACCCGATATAACTGTACCGATTGGTATATCTTGATGAAAATACAATAAATCTCGTACAAGAAATGATTTTCCAGTATCTCGACGGCCAATAAGAACAATTACAGGTCCTTTATTTTCATTCGGTTTAAATGTAATTAACCTCATATCGAATTTCTTTAACTCGAGTGTCATATTGTATATTGCCTAAAATCTTATAATTAGGAGATACATAATAATAAAGAGAATATATCGCGTTTATTATTATTAAAAAATAAGTTCTTTCACAACATAATAAGACAATGTTTACATCAGAATTTATAAAAAGAAAAACGCCATTAGATTTAGGAAAATTGGAAATTCAGTACAATGAAGACTTTCAAACACAAACAGAAAAAGAATCTGTCTACAATCCTTTCAAAGTAAAACATTTCCAAAACTATTCTCCTTTATTTCCGCAAATTAATTGGCCCAAAACAGAAAACCAACCATTACCATTACCATTGACCTATGAAGGTGTTGTATGGAATCATCGTAGACATTTCAAAAATTTAAATACTGTAGTTACAGTAGAAAATGAGATAGAAGAACGTCTTCCTGTGCATATAAAATATGCCCCATTATTGGATCCTGTTCACTACTTGATAGGAAAATATAAATGTCCGATTGAATCTATTGAATTACCAAAATGTACAAAGGATGAATCGATGAAAGCAATCGATAATTTTGTAGAAAATAATAAAATCGCAGACATTAATAATGCCTCTTATGTAGACTGTCTCTTTAATTTTCTCTCATCTCAATTATTGAATACACATTCATTTATGCATGGTATTGATTTTTACGGTTCTTATTTGGCTATACAGGATAAATTCAAAATAAATCTGTTGGATGATTATGAATATTTATCAGAATCAAAACATTTCAATTCAAGTCATCGAACTTTATATGAATTGGAAAACAAGGATATTATACAAAAAATGTATATTGAAAAAGGAGACACAAAAAACTGTAGACCACGATTAGTAATTGATGATGAAAACGATACGGTAAATGATATTGATATGGAAGTATACGATATTATAGGTGAATCGGAAGTAGAACATATGTCGCTTATTACAGAATCTGTATCAGAAAACGGGCTAGAATTATTGTACAGTACTGTAAAAGAAAATAATGATAATAGTAATGACGATGAATGTGACAACATTTCAAATTCATCGTGTGATAATTCCGACAACGATAGTTTAGTAAGCGATAGTACAGAAGGAGACGACGAAGATGATAATAGTGAAAGTGGTGAAAGTGGTGAAAGTGGTGAAAGTGGTGAAAGTGGTGAAAGTGGTGAAAGTGGCGATACCGATGAACCAATTAATGCTTATATTTACAATTTCCCTGTACAAATGATTTGCATTGAAAAATGTGAAAATACATTCGACTATTTATTAGAAAAAGAGAATCTAAATTTACAACAACAAAGCAGTGCATTGACTCAAATTATATTTTCTCTTCTAGTTTATCAAAATGCCTTTAAATTCACTCACAATGACCTACACACAAACAATATTGTGTACAATAAAACCAATGTCACACATTTAGAGTATATTTACAAAGACAAGAAATATCTAGTACCTACCTATGGTATAATATATAAAATCATTGATTTCGGTAGAAGTATATACACGTACCGTGACAAAAGACATTGTAGCGATAGTTTTGCAAAGAGCGGGGATGCATATTCACAATATAATTCAGAACCGTATTTTGATGAGAATAAACCCAGAATTGAACCCAATATGAGTTTCGATTTGTGTCGTTTGGGGTGTTCATTATATGATTTCTTTTTTGATGAAGAAGTATATAGTGGATTATGCATTAACAAAAACAAAATGAATATTGTACAGTCAACCGTCCTTCGGTGGTGTACAGATGACCGTGGGAAAAATATATTGTACAAATCATCGAGTGGAGAAGAACGATATCCTAATTTTAAACTGTACAAAATGATTGCGAGACACGTTCATAATTGTACACCAGACAAAGAGTTGACACATGATTTAGTGAAACAATATATTGTGACCAGGAAAAAGAAAAAGAATAAAACACAAATAATACATACGATTAATATAGATAATATTCCTTGTTATTGTTGATTTATTGTATGAAAGGCATTTTGCTGTACTTTGTCTATAATATAATAATAATATATACATAACTACTTCTGAATAGAGTTATGTATATTTCTGTGTTTCTTATCGTTTACTGTATCGGGTTGCCTTTTTCTTGCGACAGTAAGTTCTCTTTGGACCTCTGGCCACTTTACAATGTGTTATACGTTTACATTTATTAGGTACAACTCGTTTACCACGACACATCGACTTCTTTCGCATTGCGATATACTGTTTACGGCGAGTTCTTCGGGTATTAGGTGACATTGGCATTTTTTCAATTAAATATATATACTACGGTATACATAAAAATTACAAGAGACAATCTAAAGTTGCAAAAGAAAGAACTAATCTTTTTATAAAAATCCGTGGATTGTCAATATAAAAAATCAAACGTTCTAACACGTTTGATTCACGTATAATTTTCGATTGCAGTTCAAACAAATTATCATATTCTGGTTCAATATTGTGGTCCATTATTATTATTATCTGACTTTTTCATTTCATATGTTTTATTTTTTAATATTTCATATGTGTTACTTTTTAATATTTCATATGTTTTACCTTTTAATACTTTTTCTCCACACGGACCACAATGGTCTTCATTAGACCAATCGACTTTTATATCTATTTTTTTAGGACATTCAGCGAGATGCCATCTTCCTAAAGGCATTGGGAGTTGTTGAAATCGCTTAAACACAATTTGTTGTACTCTCTTTATCGTGTGATAAACCATTATAAATTAATATAATTGTTTTTGAATTTACTATCCTACACTATATAATTATTTTTTATATTTATTTGGTTTTGAAACAACAAACACTAAAAACAAATCGGTATTCTTTGATGCTCAAATTGGGAATTGTTTTATCTTATCTTACAACGCGGTTGGTTTGTTGTTTTTAATCACATTCTGGGTATGCTCAGACATACCCATTTCATTTGCTACAACCCGTTCATCAAAGTTATTTTGCTCACGTACACCAATAAGATTTCCATTTTCGTCCATTGTTTGTGTGAGAGTGTTCCCCGTTGTTTTTGCCAATTCGATATTTGCTTCAATTGCTTTTTTCTTTGCATCAAACACGCGTCGTTCAAACTCATCTTTTGCGATTTTCTCATTTTTGAGTTTTTCGTGATGTAATTGATTGAGTTCTTCTTCCATGAATTCGATTCTTCCAGTTTTATAAGCGTCTGGGTCGATTGGAGTCCATACGAAATTTTTACCAACAAAAATGTCATGGTTTGCATCTCTATCACGGATTTGTTTTGCATAATTCTCAGCTTCTTCTGATGTAGAGAAGTTACCACGGTTAATGAACCCCCGTACAGAAGTTTGGAATTGGTTTGTCTTATTGAATTCTTCAGCTAATTTTGTTTCATTCTTATCCATGAAATGTTTAAGGTCGTCTTCGACATTTAGACGTTTCAAGATATTTTCTTCTTCTTTTACGAACTCAGTCAAATCGTCTACCAAGTTTTCTGCTTTTAGATTGTATTTATATGCAATGAAAAGTAAAAAATCAGAGAAAGTGGACAATGATTTTGTACAGTCCCATTGTCTGACGAATTTTTCAAACATGAAAATGTCTCGTTGTTTAATAATTTTTTCAGGAGATACAAATGAATAACAACCATATTGCTGATTAGATATAACAGGGTCTTCTGATAAAAGGTCGATATATCTAGGATTTAATTTTCCATTCTTGGTCATTTTAGGCGGAAATGATTGGGATTGACGACTCATTATAATTTTGGGTATAATATATTGTACATACTTTTCATTTAAACTCTTTCTTCTGAAAGTTTTTTGTTTATTATATTATATACTTGTTTTTAATAATAATGTCATCATTTGATTTTAACGAATTCATCAAAAGAGCGATAAAATACATTGTTGAGGGTATTATGGTTGCAATTGCTGCATTTGTGATACCTCAGAGAAAGATGAAAGTAGAGGAGGTTGTGATAATTGCCTTGACCGCCGCCGCCACATTTAGTGTACTAGATGTCTTTGTTCCATCCATGGCTGGAAGTGCTAGAGGAGGCGCAGGTTTCGGTATCGGTGCCAATCTGGTCAAGTTCCCTGCGATGGGACTATAAGGATAAATACTTTAGCGCAATAAAGGATAAGTACAAATATTTTACAGTAAATTTAAAATAATGATTTAGTTACTGTAAAAAATTAAACTGTAGGAAAATATTCCCAGTCTAGATACGTACATACGTCTTTCCATATCATATCTTGTTCTAACTGTTTGATTCTATCTTTCATCATAGGTATATATGGTAAATATTGTGTTTGGTTTAACAGTACACACAATTGACATAATATGTAGGTATAATTGAAAAAATTAGTGCGATTCGTTGGGCAAAATAATGCCCATGGTTGTTGAATTTCGATAAACAGTACACACAATGTCTCGTGTAATTCTTCGTCCATGACAGGTGGTTTGATTCCTAATATGGAATTTATGTACTGTATATGCTCAAAATATTTGTTATATCCAAGAGTGGATAATATAGAACGCATTTCTGCATAATTTACTTCTTTTAGTTGCTTTCTTTCTTTCACAATACGGTTTCGTACAGCATCAAATAATTCATCGGGTATTTTTGTGGTTTCTTTTGCTTGGAATTGAGATAATATTTCTTTGAAATGATTAAGACGAATATATGCTGTATAAGATACTTCATTAGGCATTTCTTTATTCAAGGGTTTTTGATTGTCAATAATATTTACTATAAATTTTCCACACACAACATTATTACATATTAAAACACCTTCTTCTTCTAATGGAATTAGTTCCCCTTGATTGCAAATGAGACAATTATGACAACTGAGAACATAATCGTGTAGATTGGGGATTTCTCCATTTACATTTTTCCAATATTCTTGGTACAGTTGTTTTGACTGTTTGTATTTTTCGCTATTAAAATCGGAACTTTCGTCATTTTTGCCTTTGATTTTGAAAAAATGGTTAATCGTACTAGTATCTTTTACATTATATCCTGTAGATGTTTTCTGTTTGTCTTCATAATAATGGAATATATATTTTACATTATCTAATAAATATTTTTTCTTCTTTTGTCTCAAAATACTAATTTCTCTCTTTTTATTTTTTATTTTTTCTTTGATTTCATAATATTCCTCCGTTTTATTTGGTTTTTTGTAAATACAATATTGTAAATCAATTACATCTTTTTCAAGTCCAGGTATAGTAGATTCCTCAATCAATTTAAATATATTCATCATTTCTTGGTGCTTTTCATCTATACTTTGATGATCCTTCTTCTTTCCTGTAGAAATCATTTGACTATCTATTTGAGACATTTTTGGTTGAGTTGAGTTATTAGATACCTTACGGCTTTGTCATATATATGTTATCAACGAAACACTTTAAATTCTTAAAGATACAAAACAAGTATAGTAGTCTACATATAACCGAAATGTACATTTATTATATATATATTTCAGTGGTAGAATGTACTATAGTAGTAATACCCCCATAAATTTAATTCATATTTTACTAGTAAAATGTCTTTATTTTGGTTGAGATGAAAAAATAAAATATTTAGGGATAATATATACAAATAAAAGAAAATGGCTGGTGCATTGATGCAAATTGTCGCCTATGGCGCACAAGATCTTTTCCTTACTGGAACCCCCGAGATTACTTACTGGAAGGTGTCTTATCGCAGACACACCAACTTTGCTATGGAAAGTATTGAACAGACTTTTCAAGGACAGGCGGATTTCGGGCGCCGTGTCAGTGCAGTTCTTTCCAGAAACGGTGACCTTGCTTATCGCACCTACCTTCAAGTAACTCTTCCTGAGATCTCTAGTCCTATGGCCCCCTACGCGCGTTGGTTGGACTATCCTGGAGAGCAGTTGATTTCTATTGTTGAGATCGAGATTGGAGGTCAGAGAATCGACCGTCAATATGGTGACTGGATGCATATCTGGAATCAGCTTACTATGAGTGCTGAGCAGCAAAAGGGATACTGGAAGATGATTGGCCACACCACTCAGCTTACTTATATCACTGATCCTTCATTCGAGGAGGTTGCAGGTCCTTGTGCTTCAAACGGTGGACCTGCGCAGGTATGTGCCCCTCGTAAATCACTTCCCGAGACGACTCTTTACATTCCTCTTCAATTTTGGTTTTGCAAGAACCCTGGGCTTGCTCTTCCTTTGATTGCACTTCAGTACCATGAGGTC